TTCTTGTCATTTTAAATCAGAAAAAATAATGTTAAATCATTTTAGCAAATTTTGTAATTTAAATGATATTATTTCATATTCTGGAGGAGTAGCTCAAAATGTAATAATAAATACATCATTAAAAAATAGATATAAAAATTTACATATACCTCCACATTCTCCGGATGATGGTTTATCTTTGGGTTTAATTGAATTTTTAAGAAAACATTATAATCAGCCCGCTTTTGATAAAAGTAATTTTCCTTTTTGGCAAGATGACGTTGCGCCTAAAACAAATCCTACCGATAAAACAATCAAACAAGTATCTGAGCTTTTAGCTCAAGGTAAAATTATAGCTTGGTATCAAGGACATGGTGAACTTGGTCCAAGAGCATTAGGAAATAGATCAATATTAATGAACCCATTAGTTAAAAATGCAAGGCAAACTTTAAATGATAATGTAAAAAAAAGAGAATGGTTTAGACCTTTTGGCGCATCTATATTAGAAGAGTATACCAATAAATATTTTAATTTTAATCATAAAAGCGAATATATGTTATACGTTGCTGATGTATTAGATAAAGATAAATTTTCAGCTATTACCCATGTAGATGGAACCTGTAGAATACAAACGGTAAATGAAAACAATAATTATTTTTATCATTTACTTCATGAATTTAATAGAATTACTGGTATACCCATGTTAATAAATACATCATTGAATATTAATGGAAAACCTATTGCATCAAAGCCTTTAGATGCTTTAGAATTATATGATAATAGTGCAATAGATTTTTTAATAATTGGAAATGAAATATATAATAAATCATGAATGAACATAGAATAGATATATCTTTTCCAACAGTTATTTTGGTAAAAGACAATATTTTACTAAATGAATTAGAATCATTTGAAAAATTATTAAAAGATTATTTACAAAAAAATAAGGAAAACTTTAAAAAGTTTTATACTTCTAAACATATAAATAATTATAATTTTTCCGCTACTGATGATATTTTTAAAAATAGTTTATTTTTAAATTTAAAAAATGAAATACTATTAAACTGTTCAATTTTTTGTAAAGAGTTAGGTTATTCTGAAGAACAAATATCTAGTTATAATGTTGGGAACATGTGGGCAAATTTAATAAAAAAAAATGATTATCATGGTATGCACACACATGCTGGTACAGGAAATGCTTTAATTAGTGGTGTGTTTTATGTTACCGCACCACAAAGTGCATCTCTTATGTTAGAAAATCCATATTATTATAGTTATGTACCTGAAAAACCTAAAAACAACAATTTTTTAAATTTTAAACATGTTACATATCCATGCCTTCCTGGCAGACTTATATTATTTAAATCATATACTAAACATGGGTATGATAGTCATTTGTCTGAGAAGGATAAAATTAGTATTGCATTTAACTATGGTAAAAATTGTAATTAATAACTCTTTATTGTTAAATATATAGATATGGGGTATAAGAACCCTTATGCCTTTAAAAAAGATACCTATAAAAGCTGGATTTAATAAACAAGACACCGCAACCGCCGCAGAAGGTCAGTGGATTGACGGTGATTTTATTCGTTTTCGTTATGGCTACCCTGAGAAAATAGGAGGTTGGGAACAGTTATTACCTGAAACATTAGCAGGGGTTGCAAGAGCTCAACACACATGGACAGATTTAGATGGTAATAAATATGCAGCAATAGGCACCAATAAAATATTAGTTGTTTATTTTGAAGGTGCTTTTTATGATATTACTCCACTTGGCACAGCTATAACTGGATGTACTTATACATCTACAACAGCATCAACTACAGTTACCATCAATAAGGCAGGCCATGGACTTTCAGTTGGTGATTATATTATATTTACAAGCGTTACAACACCAGGACCAACGACTACTGGATACACATCAGCAAGTTTTACGACAAATACTTTTGAAGTAATATCTGTTCCAACTTCATCTACATTTAGAATTACAATGGCTACAGCTGAAACAGGAACAGGTGTTACTGGAGGTGGATCTTTAATTACAACCCCTTATATATTTATTGGCCCTGTTAATGAAACCTATGGTTATGGATGGGGAACATCTACTTGGGGTACAGTTGCTTGGGGTGAAGCATCAACAGCTCCTACAGTTATATTGTCACCAGCGAACTGGTCATTTGATAACTTTGGACAAATATTAATTGCAACTATTAAAGATGGTAAAACATTTTCATGGAATCCAGCGACATCAGGAGCTTTAAATATTAGAGCAACTGTAATAGCAGGAGCTCCAACTAAATCTGTTTGTTCAATTGTATCAGATAGAGATAGACATTTAATATTACTTGGAACAGAAACAACTATTGGAACACCATCTACTCAAGATCCAATGTTTATAAGATTTTCAAACCAAGAAGATTATAATACTTGGTTACCCACTGCAACAAATACCGCAGGTACATTTAGATTAGATACAGGTAATTATATTGTTGGTGCTGTACAGGGTAAGGATTATATATTTATTTTAACGGATCAAGCGGCTTATGTTATGCAATTTGTCGGACCTCCTTTTGTCTTTTCAATTAGACAGGTAGGTACAAACTGCGGATGTATTGGTCAGCATTCAATAGTCTTTGCACAAGGTGCAATATTCTGGATGGGATTTGGTGGTGGATTTTTTGTATACGACGGTACTGTAAAACAATTACCATCATTAGTTGAAGATTATGTATTTACAACAGGTGGAGATAATCTAGGTATAAATTACAATGCAGCAGATATTGTTTATGGTTCTCATAATAGTTTATTTAATGAAGTTGTTTGGTTTTATCCAACAAACAATTCAACACAGGTTAATGCATCGGTAGTTTATAACTTTGTTGAAAACACTTGGACTACAATGTCTTTAGCTAGAACAACTTATTCAGATGCTCAAACATATGATAAACCTTATGCTACTAAATGGTTATCAACAGGTGTACCCACATTTCCAACTATTAATGGTGTAACTAATACTTATGGTGCAACTACTTATTATGAACATGAAAAAGGTGTTAATGAAGTAAGTTATGCTGGAGTTAAAACAGCTATCCCTGCTTACATTGAATCGGGAGACTTTGATTTAGATATAGAAGGAGATGGTCAGTTTTTAATGAAAATAAATAGATTTATACCTGACTTTAAAATACTTACAGGAAATGCTAAAGTAACATTATTATTAAGAAATTATCCATCTCAAACACAAAATAGTCAAATGCTTGGACCATATACTGTAACTTCATCTACAACTAAGATAGACACTAGAGCAAGAAATAGATTAATGAGTATTAAAGTTGAAAATGAATCTACAGATGAAAACTGGAGATATGGATTATTTAGAGTAGACATTCAACCTGATGGAAGAAGATAATGGCAAAGATTACAACATACATACCAGAACCAAGTCAAGAGTATTCACCGGATAATCAAAGACAAGTTCTACAAGCACTAGAGACATTAAAGGATCAATTAAACTTTTCTTTCCAGGAAGACTTAAGAGAAGAGTTGGGAACTTATAATTGGTTTTTAATTGGTACTGGGGTTAGAAGAATAATTAAAACTAGAATTTCAGATGTTGTTATTGTAAGTGGACAATCTATGGCTTCTAATGTGGGATCGGTAACTGTAACTATAACATGAGTGTATTTTATAAAATACAAGGGTATGATTTAACAACAAATGGTTTAACAACTGTGTTGTCTATTGATGCTTCTTCAGTTGCCATTGTTAAAGAAATAACTGTGGCTAATGATACAACTTCATCTACGGAGGTTAATCTTTATGTAAGAGATAGCTCTGCATCAATTAATTATAAGTTTTATCATAATTTTATTGCAGCTAATAACACAGAATATGCTGTTAATAATACATTAGTTTTAGAAGAGGGTGATAGTTTAAAATTTCAATCGGCAACGGGAAATGCCATCTCTGGACAAATCTCTTATGCTTTGATAAATAGAGTACAACAAAACGGATAAAGATATATGTTTTATTTTTGGCATACAGCGATAGTAATATTATTCTTAGCCTTCTCTTTTTTCATGGGCTATAGATATGGTAAAAAAACTAAAGAATTAAAAATTACATATTCAGAGGAAACTCCTAAAGGAAAATGTCCAATGGGATTTAATTAAAATATGGATAAGAAAGAATATCATATAGATACAGAAACAGTAACTGTTATAAAGAATAAGAAGACAGGTAAGGTTTATAAAGATGAAGAAGAACTTAAAGCTGCTAACGTTGATCCACAAGATATTAGTAGAGACGTTGTAGTTAAAGTTACTAATAAAGGATTAGAAGTATTTAAGAAATTTATGAGTGAAAAATGAAACCTAGAGGTGGTACAGAATTACAGTTTGAGTTTTTAGAAAAACATGTAAGTAAAGATTTACTAGATCAGGTACAAATTTGTACATCTGTTCCAGGTAAAGTTCCAATAGATCCAAATAAAGTAAATATTCTTTGGCAAAAGAATTCCTACGATCAACCAAATTTAGCGCCATGGTTCAAAGATAAATCAAATCATAATAAATATGATTGGTATGTGTTTAATTCACATTGGAATTATGAAAAGTTTAGAATGTATTTTGATGTACCAACTGAAAAATGTATTATTATAAAGAATGGTGTAATGCCAATAGTTCCAAGAACTAGACATGTAAAAGGTGAACCCATTAAACTTATATTTCATCCAACTCCATGGAGAGGTTTAAATGTAATACTTGCTGCAATGCAACTTGTTAAAAATCCTCTTATTAGTTTAGATGTTTATTCATCAACTGAAGTATATGGAGATGCATTTAAACAAAGTAATGATTCACAATATCAAGAGTTATATGACCAGGCTAAATCTTTATCTAATGTAAATTACATTGGTTATAAACCTCATGAATATATAAGAGAAAATTTAAACAAGTATCACATCTTTGCTTTTCCAAGTATCTGGGAAGAAACATTTTGTATATCAGCATTAGAGGCAATGGCAGCAGGTCTTTATTGTATCACAACTGATTATGGTGCTTTATATGAAACAGGAGCAGAGTTCATTACATATGTTCCCTATGAGAAATCATTTACAAGTTTAGCGCATAAGTTTGCTTATGCAATTGAACATGCAGCAGGGACCTTGGATCATCCATCAATTAGACAACATTTAGATATGCAAATAGATTATACAAATAGATTCTATAACTGGAATAAGATTGGTTATGCATGGACTAAGTTTTTAGAAGGAGCTATTAATGCAAGACGCAAGTAAACCTATTTGGTTTAAAAAAGAAGGAGATCAAATAAAAGAAGTTAAAACAGAACAAACAGATAGTTTTAATTTTAACAATGTAAAACTATTGGTTGCAACTCCGGTTCATTCTGAAGTATCTATTCACTACGCAGAATCTTTATTAACATTACAAGGAATGGGTCATTCATTAGGTCTTGTAATAGATTTCTTGTTATTAAAATCATCATTGGTTACACAGGGAAGAAATTTATGTGTGTCTAATTTCTTAAATAAAAAAGAATATACCCATATGCTATTTATAGATTCTGATATCTCTTTTGATCCATCTTCTGTAGTTAAATTATTAAAGTGCGATAAGGACGTAATTTCAATTCCATATCCAATGAAGACTATAAATTGGAATAAGGTACATGGTAGAATTAATGATCAAAAAAATATTAGTATAGAAGAC